GCTCAAAGACAACTTCGGGGAGTTGAAGCCTTGCATCATCTATTTCTGTTTTGTCGATGTAGGGGTTATCGTAAGTGGTAAACTTAAAGGATTCCCAATCCGGTTCTCCAGATTTCAAGAATAAAGAGTAAAAGAAGTTCTTGCCTTTTGGGGTTGAGATAAACAAGGCTCTACCTTTGTAGTCGGTTAAGGTAGGTCGAATTGAGTTAAGCCATCCGTTTTCAAGGTCTGGAATAAAAGAGGCTTCATCTATTACCCCGAAATGAAACTTCCTACCTCGAAGGTTATCTAATCGTTCCCCTGTAAAGAAATAAACCGCTCCGCCATTTGGGAACTTAATTGATAGTTCAGATTTGTTAGATTCAAAGGGAACTGCTTTGGCTAATTGGTCAAAAAAGACCCTTGCAAGATTGTAAGTAGGGGTAACGTAGAATACTTGTTTACCTTGTAAAGCATTGACTATTATTTCTATTTGAGATAGTTCCGACTTACCAAACCTTCGCCCTGCCATAACAACACGAAACCTTGACTTTGAATCAAGAATCTTTTGTTGGTTAGTATGTGGGTTAGGTAGTTCAAGCCTCATAGAATGGTTTTCCCATTAACAAATACTACTTCAATTTTTGAATCTGTGCTAACTTGTTGAGTTTCTTTTGGTTTCCCGTAGACCCTTGTAAGTAAAGTTTCTACGGAATATAAAGAACCTTTCTCTAAACTCTTCCGCATCGCATTGGCGATTGTCTTTTCCAAGATTGTTGCCTTCGGATTATCCCAAACCTCTTTTAATTCATCCACACCCATTTGAAGCATTACTTGGATAGTATCATTGATTTCGCTCAACTTATATCCTTGCTCCCTTAAAAGGGTAACATACTTCTTAGGTCTGCCGTTTGGGTTAGCTACCTCGCCTTTTTTAAAAGGCTTTAAGTTTTGATTGTTAGCCATTTCTCTCTATTATCTCACTATTTTAAATAGGTAACCCATTCTTTTTAATTACCAATGTTGAATCAAGTTTCTTCATTCGGTCAATTATCACTTGGCAGTATTTAGGCTCTAACTCCATACCGTAGCATTTGCGATTAAGTTGGTGTGCTGCTACCATTGTTGAACCTGAACCTAAAAAAAAGTCAAGCACTAAACCATTTTCAGGACAACTTGATTTTATTGCTCTTTCGCAAAGTGGTATAGGTTTTGGTGTTGCGTGTCCTCCTTCATCTCCTTGCCTTATATGTCTTTCAAATTTCCAAACATTATTAAAGTTATCGTGTGTATTATTAAAATATGCTCTTGTAGAATAATATTCTTTTTTTATTTCTTCGTATTCTTTTTTTATTTCTTCGTATTCTTTTATAAATGCCTTACCATTTGATGCATTTTTTATTGCATTATAATGCTCTTTAGTAGGGAATGACCATTGACTTTTACTCCAGTAATGAGTATGTGTTGTTGCAGTTAGTCTTGTTATTTCATCATTTTTTAATCCACTTTTTTCTTTTTCTTTTACTAACCAATTTCTTAATGGTTCAAATCCTTCAAAATAATTATCAGCATTATTATTAAACCCCTGAACTCCCATCATAACAAATAAACACTTTTCGTCTGCTATTGCATAGCTTCTTGTATTTTCCGAATTTTGTCCTTGTCCGTTACCTTTATCCCAAGTGAGTAAATTTCTAAATGTTGCCTTTTGTTCTGTTATGTAAGGTTTTAATATTTCGCTATAAATATCCATAAGTGGTTCATCAATTCCCCAACAATACCAACTTCCATTTTCTTTAAGTTGCATAAATTGAGTATCTATCCATTCACTATTGAAATCTAATAAATCATTATAATTAAGATTATCATTAAGAACACCATCTTTTTCTTTTTTCATTCCATAAGGAGGGTCATTGTGAGCCATATCAGCCTTTTCGCCATTCATTAGTTTGGCTACTTGGTCGCTATCCGTACTATCCCCACAAAGTAGTCGGTGTTCGCCTATCTCAAATAAATCACCTAAAACAATATCCGTTTCTATGCCACCTTCTGGAACTGCAAAGTCATCCTCTTCTGCTTCAATGACTTCAGCCTCAAAACCCGGAATATCCAATCCCCACTCTTCTAACTTCTCTGCTTCCCAATTATTAGCAAGGTCATTCCAATCCCATTCTCCGAACCCTACGTTGTCTTTAATGATAAATTCCTTTTGTTGCTCTTCGGTTAAGTCACTTGCTTTAATAATAGGCACTTCTTTTAATCCTGCTTCTTTACAAGCCTTTAAACGCATATTCCCACCCAAGACAATCATTTCTTCGTTTACTACGATAGGTCTAATCTCAAGCATTTGCGGGAACTCTTGAATTGACTTAACGAGTTTTTTAAACTTTTCATCCTTAATAATTCTTGGATTATTAGGATTGGCTTTTACTTTCGAGATTGGTATTAATTCAGATTTCATATTCGTTTAGGAAGATAGTGTAATCGTTGTTGTCTTGATATTTTTGTGTTTCTCTTGCCCATAAGTAATCACACTTACTCAAGCCTTCATCTTTCATCTTTCTATAAGGGGTGTCTTGACCGACATCGTGTCCTATGTGTTCAGACCTTAAATCGTGCAAATAGTAGTTTATGTGACCAGTCATCTTTAACCGATAAGCATAATCCGAATCTTGCATTCCGTAGGGGTCATAAGCCTCATTAAAATAACCAATCTTTTCTATTGCCGACATCGGTATTAATACATTTCCAAAGGAAGCATCTTGGGGGTGTATTTGTATTCCGTTTATTGTTTGTAAAGGGTTGATTCCTTCTACGCAATGTATTCCGCACATCCCAGTATTTGGGATATTCAAAGCTGCTTCTACCATTCTTAAAAGCCAATTGTCTGGCATTAAAATATCGTTTGCCATTGTTACTACCGCATCAAAGGCTTTGCTTCTTGATATTCCGTAGTTCAATGCTCTTGATATCCCTTTCATTCCTACTTGAGTAAAAGAAAAATCATACCCTGCGTTAGAGAAATTTTTGTTCTTTACTTGCTCTGTGAACGTGTGCCTTTCGTAATCTAAAAAAATTATATTAACGAGCATTGATTCCTAATTCTTTAACCGGAACTCCGGCATATTTATAATAGGGTTTTAAGATAGATTTCTTGCCTACAAAAGCCGAAGCACCAATCATACAACCTTCGGGTATTCTTAACTTTTGATGGATAACTGCGTTTAGTCCGATGTTGCAATTCCTTTCTATTATTGAATGACCGCCTATTTTTGCTCCGCAACTTATTGTTACATTCTCCGCAAGTATTGCATCGTGACCTATATGAGAATGCTTCATCAAATAACAATCCCTACCGATTACAGTTCTTTTGTCCGTACCAGAATCAACAGTAACTAATCCTGTTAATCTTGCTCCGCTCATTATTAGGACTAATCCTTCGATATGCTCATATCCTTTCCATTCGGGTGGCGAACCAATAATACAATATTCCCCAATATAAGCACCGGGTTCAATTATAACTCCGGGATAAATTATTGCAGTAGGATGAATAAACATTAGTTGCTAACTTTTAAATATTCTATATCATCTACCTTGCCCACGATAATTTCGTTCCTTTCTATTGTGTTTATTAGTTCCCTTATTAGCCTTTCCTTTTCTTCTCTTTCCGAAAGATATCTTTCCAATAGTTCCTGATTTAGCCATAACTCAACTACCATTTTTTTTCTTCTTGAATTTGCCTTGAGCAAGAATCGCCTTATAAGCCTTCTCTGCTTTTTCTTTTGTGTCATATACACACGCCCCTGTTCCTATTCTCCACTTTCCGTTTTTACATTTTAAGACCGGCATAAAGTTGTTTTCTTTTCTCGTTTACTTTAAATAAGTTATAGTTTAGAACTGCCCATTCGAATAGTTCCAAACCTTTCTCCTGTCTATAAATAGCATCTTCGGTTACTTTTTTAATCTCCTTATACCAATCGCCTTGCTGATTAACTTGTATCATTGGCGAGTTTAAATAAGGCTCTACGTGGCTTCCAATAACAGGAATCTTTTTTGTTGCCGCCTCTAAAAGTTTTAGATTAGATTTCATTGAATTAAACTTCGTGGCTCGTAACGGAACGATAGAACAATCCGCATCGTTATAAAAATTCATATACTCGGTAACAGGAAGGAATCTTCTTACATCTCCTAACTTTAAGCCACAAGTAAAGTTTGATATCATCCGATGCCAAATTGCAGCCGAACCCTCTCCAGAATCATCAAAGCCACAAAGTTGAAAATGCACCTTACTTCTTAAAGAAAAATCGGAAGCGACTTTCTTAAAAGGAAACTGAACTAATTTAATATCTTCTTCGTGAGTTATTGAGCCTGTATAAACAAACTTTACTTTGTCGGTGTATTCTCTTACATCTGTGAATTGGTCATTACCATACGGAAGAGCATTGGGAAGTATTGCGACATTTGAGTTAATAGGTCTAATTTCATTCCATAATCTTTCGTTTGTGCAAGTAACTAAATCGGCTTCTCTAATGTGATTAATGATTTCTTGTGTCGGGTAAACGCTTTCTAAAATATGCGACCTATCCAATATCCAATAGTCATCTATATCGCAAATCATTTTAAAGCCATACTTTTTTCGTTTCTCTAAAAGAGTTTCCAGATTAGTTCCTGCAATAAAACGATTAAACAAAAGAATATCAAAGTTTTCTTCTAATACTTCATCCGTTAATGTATCAGTAAAGAAAGCATAAGTTTTCTCTAAATAGTAAACCGGTAGCATCATTCGGTGGTAACCAACTCCGCTTCCTTGTGATGTTAAAACAAGTATTCTCATTTTTTAGGTCTGCCTCTTTTTTTCTTTACTTCTTCGATTGTGTTTTGAATAACCTCTGTTTGTACTTTTTGTTGTGCAGTTTCTATTGGATTATGAGGTTGTGCATTTTCATAAAGTACAATTAATCTTTTCAGCATATCAAATACACATTCCCCACACCAATAGGTTAAAGAGAATTGTGCATCTAAATACTCTCGATACATTCTTTCGTATTCTCCGAGAACATCAAAAGGAATGTTACGAGTGAATCCAAGTTTAACAGATTCAAAATTAATAATGTGTTGTTTACAATAATCAAGGTCTTTTTGGTTCATACAAATTATTTAAAAAGTTTTTAAAGAATGGCGATATAACTCCTGCACCAAACATACATACAACCGCATCAGTTACAAATTGCGGAAGTAAAAAAAGCAAAAGAGCAACCCAAGCAGTTAAACAAAGAGTGCAGTTAAAAGGTTTAAAATCTAAATGCCACTTAAATGGAAAGCGATTTTGAGTAATAAAATAAAACGAAAAAAAGTTAGCCGCCAAAATAATTTCAATCAAGTTCATTGTTTCTTATTTTAAATTTTAGAAGTGTCTTTGCTTTACGAATTGTTTTTAGTAGTGAACGATAAGGAATCTTTGTTTCCCTGGAAATAGCTAAAAGATTCTTATTGTGAGAATATAGTTTTAAAAGTTCCGCCTCGTACCAATGCAAAACTTCCATTCCTTGCTCAAGTTTTGTAACTAATGATTCATCGTACTCTTCCTTTGATGATTCGTAGGTAACAGGAATCTCTTGGTACACTTGTCTAAACTTTCGGTAGAAATTGCTTCGGTCTGATTTAGCCATATTTAGGATAGTCCGAACAATAAAATACTTTAAATATCCTTGTTCATACATTCCGACTAATTTCTCTTCATCCATTTCACAAAGCACAAGAAAGACCTCTTGGCGTAAGTCATCTTGCAATTCAATAGGCTGCATTTTGGATATAGCCTCATTGATATCCTTTGACTGATAAAGTTCCGATATGATGTTTTCCCGATGCAGAAAATAGCGTTTTTCGTTTACTAATATATTCTCTTTTACTTATACTTATTCTTATTCCTTTGATTCTTCTTTATATTATACCCTATTGGGTAGAGTATGGCATATCTATCCAATACCTATCAAATGGACATTTTAGGCTAAAATTATACCTATCCTAACTGATTGATTTATAGTTAGTTAGTATATTAAGGAAAAAAACTTTAAAAAAAGTCAAAGAAATATTTGTTATGTATTGAAAAAGTGTATAGATTAGCATTATCATTTAAAACAAAAACAATGAAACCACAAACAAAACTCGCAATCGTTCTAATTTTAGTAATGTACCTTGTAGGACTTTTACAAGATATTCATTCACTTTAAAAACAAAACAAATGAAAATTCAAATCTCTGTCTCTGCCGAAAACGCTGCCTTTTTAATGGCTACGGAAAAGTTTAAATTCAAGGCTTCTTTCAATTCCGTTGCACCAAATGGATTGATAGTCCTTGATGTTTACTTCTCTCCGTTAGCCGATTCTGAAACTATTGCTTCTTCATTTTTTTATGCAGGAATGCAATGCTCTATTGACCAAATTAAAAAAGAAGTTTTTAACAATGAAAACAGTTTATCCGCCCAACCCTTGTAAAGATTTTAACGAGTGGATTAATTATATCTACTCATTACTTAAAAGTCCGTCTCGTTAAGGACTTTAATCTGCAACGAAAAAGGGGGGTGTTGAATCTGGGTTTTGGTCAAAAATGCCCCCCTAACTTTTAAAATCTACCGCTATGAACCTCAAAGAAAAAATAATACACTATTTAATTTTCGGTACATTAGCTTATACAATCTATATCTCGGTTTGCATCTTATTTGAATTACATACACTTTACAAAAAAATAAAACAATGGAACTAACTAAACCAAACGAAGCTTTACAAGTTGCTTCTACGCTCCAGACATTCGTTACTGAACGAAAACTAACCGCCAATATTCAAGGTAAAAATTATCCTCTTGTTGAGGCTTGGCAATTTGCCGGAAGCCAATTAGGACTTATCCCTGTGGTTAAAGAAGTTAAAAATCTTTCTACCGATACCGAATTAAAATACGAAGCAATGGTTGAGGTTATTCGCCTTACCGATTCGGTTGTACTTTCCAGAGGCTACGCAGTTTGTTCTAATAAAGAAAACTCCAAGAGAAGATTCGATGAATACGCAATCGCATCAATGGCTCAAACAAGAGCAGTAGGAAAAGCATATCGTAACATTCTCGCTTGGCTTATGAAAGCCGCAGGATTTGAAGCTACTCCTGCCGAAGAAATGGACTTTGTAAAAGATTCGCCTACTGATGATGAAAAGTTAATTCTTATAGGTTTATTAAATCAAAGTGACTTAAATGAATCGGAATATGAATTAGCCAAAGATGCTATTAATTCCTGTTCTGACTATAAAACATATCAACGAATATCATATCGATTGGAATCTCGGCAGAGACCTATTGACCAGATTCCAAATCCAAGCCAAAAAGACATTAACAATCATTTAAAAAAATCAGTAAAATGAATATAGCTACTCAAACCGATTTAAGCCTATTTGAGACCTCTAAAACCGAAAGGCAAGAGTTTGCTCAAGTGGTAATAAATAACGCAAAGGAAGGTCTCCTAAACCCTTTAAAGTTACATTTACAAGTGAAGTGTTTAGAGGATTTGATTAAGCAGATAACAAGCCACCCAAGTTATCGAGAACTTACTTTGGATGAAGCCTATAAATACGGAAAGACCTTTGAACATTACAACGCCAAATTCGAGATAAAAGAAATGGGTGTTAAATATGATTATTCAGTTTGCCAAGATGCGGTTTACAATAATCTAAAAAACAAATTGGTAGTTTTAGAAGATGAAATAAAAGCCAGAGAAAAGTTTTTAAAAACTATACCAAGCCAAGGTTTAGAAACATTAATTGAAGATGAAGTGGTAACTTTATATCCACCTAACAAAACATCAACAACAACTATATCTGTAAATTTAAAATAATGACACGCACCGAAGTTATTACACTAACAGTATTTAATCCCGAAACAGAAATGTACGAGGATATTAAAGCCAAAGTTGAATTTACTTTGTATGTTGGTAGAGTAGAACCTTTTGAGGCTGATGAATACGATTGGAATATTTTATGGATTGAAGGTTCGGATTGGGTTGATGAACAGATTGTAGATAAGGCAATAGAAACTGATTTTGATATAAGAAGCATCTTTTACTAAACCCCTGTTATATGAAAGCAAAAACACCTTCGAACATTCAGAAAGAAGGCAATTCGTACAGAGTACGAGTTCAAACCAACGGAATCCGAGTAAGTAAAAACTTTACTTCGCTCCGTAAGGCTTTGCAATTTAGAAAGCAGTTGCAAGGTTAATGGGTAAGCCGGTTGGCGTAAGTGGGAATAAATACCACTTGAGGTAACGCCTTTACTTTGTAAAGAGATGGGAGTTCGAATCTCCCACCGGCTACGAATCAAAATTTAAAACTATGAAACTAAAAGTTTACAGAGAGGTTACACTTGACCGCAAGTATTATTCTGTCTATGAATTAAAACAGGATTATGAAAGCCTTATTAAAGTTTTTTTGTTCGATTTGGCAAATGAAGATGAAGTTTATCAAACAGTAATTAAATTCGCCAAACATTTAGAACAAGAAGGATTACCAGACAAAAAAGAATTAATTTACGAATCAATCTAAACACAATGGAAAAACAACAAAAAATCTACTGCGGTAGTGGTAAGAAAAAGTCAGACACTTGGTTACAAGCCTCAATCAACTTGGACAAAATTAAAGAACATATTCAAGAGTATAAGGGTAGCCGATTCATCAAAGTAAACATCAATATTAAATCTGAACCTGACCAATACGGAAAAGATGTTTCTATTTCGATTGATACTTGGAAGCCAGAGGAATCTGAATTTAGGCATAAGCCAAACCCTAACTTTACACACGATAATACTCCACCCAATGACCTTCCGTTCTAATGGCTAAACTAACCCCACTTCCGAAACTTTTAAAGAAGGCTCAAGACAAATTCAACGCTCATATTAGAGAGCGAGACAAAGAGTTAGGTTGTATCAGTTGCGGTGGCGAAGTACAACAAGCAGGACACTACTTTTCACAAGGTCAGCACTCTGCTTTAAGATTTGCTTTACCTCACGAAGTAGCTTATTTCAATACTAACGGACAATGTATTCGATGCAATATGTACTTATCTGGTAACCTAATTAAATACAGACAAGGACTTGTAAAAAGGTATGGCGAAGAATTTGTTTTGAGATTGGAAGCGGAAGCCGAACAACGCACAAAGAAATGGTCAAGGAGTGAATTAGAAATAATAATTGAAACATACAAATGAAACATTCAAGTTCCTTTTACTATGATTTAGATTTCGGTGAACAAGCCGAAGATTGGGTAAAAGAATTATTCTCGGATGGCACAAAGGTCGAAGTAAAGTTTGACCGAATGGCTCACTTAACAGGTAATCTATTTGTTGAAGTTTACTCAAGAGGAAAAGCATCTGGGATATCCACCACAAAAGCTAACTATTGGATATTCAGAATCCAAGAAAAATCCTACGCTCTCATTGTTAATACCCAAAAATTAAAAGAACTTTGTCGCATTGTACACCAAACAGATGGCTTGGTAAGAGGTGGGGATAATAACACATCTTACGGAGTTTTAATACCAATTAAATTAATACTATGAACAGACACGAACAAGCAACAAAACTAATTGAAATGGTTTGTGAGGAATACGGAATCACAATGAAAGATTTAAAGAAAAAAAAATCTGGTTTTCCAAATAGGTCGGTAAATAGAAAAGGTAAAGATGTAAGTTTAGCCTCTATAAGACAAGCACTTTCTTATTTTATCTTTATGCACTTTCCGTTAAGAATAAAAGAAGTTGCCTCAATGGTTGGGTATTCTGACCACTCTCCTTTATCTTGCCAACGAAAAACTATTGAATATTATATTAAAACAAAGGACTTTTATTTTTATCCTTATTATCAAAAAGTAAAAGAGTATGCTGAATTAATCGGAATTAATACTGAAGTTAAAAGGTTAATTTTACACGAAACACCTTTTGTGAGATATGAAAGTGATTTAGATTTTATAAGCAATTTAAAATACTATGAAAATGCCGAAAAGATTCGTTGATACTGATATCTGGGAGAAAGAATGGTTTATGTCCTGCACTCCAACCGAAAAATGTTTAGTTAAATATGTAAGAGATAAATGCGATTTAGCCGGTATCTGGAAGCCTAATTTTACATTAGCGACTTATGTTATCGGAAGTAAAGTAGATGAAGAAATGCTTTTGAATATTGATAACGGAAATCAGTTTGAGCGTTTACAAGATGGGAAAATACTTTGCATTGACTTTGTAAAGTTTCAATACGGAACAGAATTAAACCCCTCAAGTCCTATTCATAGAAAAGTAATAGATTTGCTTTCCAAGTATGATGTGGAATACCAAACAAAAGAAGTACAAGGAAAAGGATTTAATAAGCCTACGATTGAAGATATTAAAGAAGAAATGTTAAACAAGTGGGATGATAAAACCGCTTCATATCAAGCAAAAAGATTCTTTGATTATTACGAAAGTGTTGGGTGGTTTGTAGGTAAAAACAAAATGAAATCTTGGAGACACGCAGTAAGCGGATGGATAGCACGAACAAAAATTGAACCTACAACCGAATCAATAAAACAAAAACTTGCTATATTAGGCAATAAAAAACTATCTGACTTATGAACCCCGCATTTGAATATTTAAGGCAATTTAAAAAAGTATCTGATGAAGCCGAAGAACTTGTAATGAAAGTTATTAAAAAGCGTTATCCAGAAATCTCTCTCAATGAACTTGTAAATATTTTTGAACAAGGTATCACAGGAGATTTCGGTAAGGTATATCAAGCAGACCCCGAAACACTTTTAGATTGGGTAAGGACTTACACGAATAGAAAAGGACAACAACGCTCTTACTACGAAACGCCAATACTAACGCCAGACGTTACTATTTATGACCAACGCTACCCCGAAAAGCAAGAAGATTGGAATAAAGAAGTAAACAAAGGATATACCGCTTTTTTGAATGGAGTATCTACCAGAGAAATGCATCCGCACATTTATGATAGATTAATGATAGATGGCAAAATACAAATGAACGCTTATCTAAAATATTACAAGGATAAAGTAGATGAAGCCAAGCAAATGATACTTAATGATTATTTCCAAGAACAAAAGAGAAAAGGTTTTACTTATATTTACTACATAAAGAAAGAAAAATGAGTTGGAAAGAACTTACTATAAAAGAAAGGCACGATTTATTCAATGAGATAGTTAATAATTCTTTTGTTGAGTTGAGTTTGACTTACGCAAGAGAATACGAAAAGAATCCTCGCAACTTTGTTAATTGTTATATTAAACATAAGTCAATTCAAATGTGTTGTAATTGGATTGTGTTTACATATAAATACATTGGAGCGTTTGAAGAATGCAAACAATTAGGAAAAGATTTTACCGATTGGGCAGATAGGCAAAAGATAAAAGATGACCAAAAGAAACCACTTGCTGAACTTATGTTAGTTTTATATTCAATACTAAAAAAATGATTTGTAAAGATTGCAAAAAAGATAAACCCGAAACAGAATTTAACTTGACTGAAGGATACCGAAGGAATCAATGTAAATCCTGTACTAAAAAGAATAGAGCGATTTATTTAAACCCAGAAAGTTATTATAACTTATTTATTGGGAAAGATGCTTGGAAAGATATATATTTCAAAAAAACTATTGTATCAAGAAAATCATTTTAACTCTACCAACCGAAATCCCATCTGCCAAAGGAATCGAGCAGTAACACTTGATTCTTTTCTGACTTTACTCTCTGACCAATCAGGATGCTTTAAATGAAAATGCTCGTGAAGTAGATATAACAAATACCGATACCCTCGTAACCTTTCATCGATTTCCATTTTGTTTTCATCGGTGTAGGCTATTCCGTAGGCTTGTTCTTTGCCTAACTTTCTATGAACTACTTGATGTATCTTCTTCTCCATAAAAATTTGCGGTATAGATTTCCTTTACTCCGATATGAATAATATAAAGAGCCATCAGTTTTATCTGTCTAAAAATCTCTTTTTCCTCTTCATCCATCATTCCATAATCAAATTCACTCAAAGCATTTAGAGCATTAGTACACGCAGCGATATCTTCGTGCGGTGTTAAGTTCAACGGCAATTCAACTGTCTCTTCCATTAGTAATCTGTTTTAATACGAGGAATCCCTTTCCTACGAGAGAACTCAATAATATCTTTTTCTATCTCTGCTCTTGATTGCTTTCGGTATTTATCACAAAGCGGTTCGAGTATCTGAAGCCTCTCCACCGGTGTTAATACTTTCACTAATTCTTGAATTTGCTTCTTGATAATCGGGAAATCTTTGTGTGTCATAATCGTTTTGAATTTTTTGTAAATATAATAAACCATCCATTAATTCCTCTTTAAAATGTTGCAACCATTCAGAAAAATTTAAATCGGTTCTATCCATCGTAGTTCCGTACTTTTTAAATCCCCTTTCCTCTCGGCTTTGAAACTCTGAAATTAATTGATTAAGTAGGTTGCTCATTTGATTGTTTTATCGTGATATCTTCCGCAATCAGTACACTTATATTGTGC